GCGCTATCCTCTACCAAGTAACGCAAAGTACGTTGACTTTGATACGGTTCGTCTGGAACGTAGTACAACACCGCTCGTTGAAAATGCACGTAGATTAACTCAGCTTTCTTACGATGAATACGTTTCTAGATACATTGACGACGAATACAAGGCAGCATCACAAGGTAGTGCACCAGAGTATGTCGTTCGCGCACAGGATACCGACATTATCTTTGTACCAATTCCAGACGCAGCCTATTCTGTAAAGTACGAGTATTACATGTATCCTGCAGATTTGACAAACGATACCGACGTACCCACCATACCTTTCCGCTACCGACACGTAATTGTAGATGGCGGAATGTACTACGCCTACATGTTCCGCGACAACCTAGAATCTGCACGTGTGTCGTTTCAAAAATTCGAATCAGGGATGAAACGTATGCGTACACAGAATGTAAATGAGAACGTTTACGCAAGGGCGGTTTAGATGCCAGATCGTTGGAATACCAACATATTCGAACTCAAAGGCGGTCTCATAACCAATCTGTCTCAACTGCAGCACGGTATCACCGCTCCCGGAAGTGCACGAATATTACGAAACTTTGAGCCGTCGGTTTTTGGTGGCTATCGCCGTATCGAGGGGTTTGAAAAACACGACACAGATCCTGTGCCCAACTCTGGTGTTATGCGCGGTATTCTTCGCTATCGTGGTAACGTTTACGTAGCACGAGGCGCAGACTTGTTTAGGTCTGCAGGCACCGGCTGGACGCAAATCACCAACAATGCTACATTTAGTAGTGCAGGCATCAATATAGGCTCTGGTTCTAGCAAAGTTCGTTTTTTAAAATACGACTTCAGTGGCACCGAAAAGTTTATGCTTGTCGATGGTGACACGGGAAACAAGCCGTTTACGTTCGACAATAGCACCTTTCAAGAAGAAACAGGATTACCTAACGATACACTAGGATGTACACACATAGTCAATTTCAAGAACCACATCTTTCTTGGAAAAGGCAAAAGTCTTATTTTTTCTGCGCCATATAGCGATACAGACTTTACAACTGCATCTGGCGGTGGTATAATAAACATAGCCGATAACATAACCGGTTTAATAGTATTTCGTGAACAGCTTATCATTTTTAGCGAAAACAAGATAAACCGACTGGTTGGTAACAGCGTAGCAGACTTTGCCCTTCAGCCTGTATCACGTGACTTGGGTTGTATAGCGGAAGATACAATTCAAGAGATTGGTGGAGACCTTTTGTTTTTGGGGCCGGATGGTTTGAGAACATTCTCTGCTACAGATCGTACAGGTGACTTTGCACTAGGAGTAATATCCAAGCCTATTCAGACAGAGATGTTAGACTTGGTATCTAGTAGTTCTTCTTTTAGTAGCGTAGTTATCAGAGAGAAAAGTCAGTACCGCATCTTTGGATACAACGCAAGTTATCAAACTTCTGGATCTAAGGCAATTGCCGGAACACAACTACAAGAGGGTATCTCTTGGAACGATATTCGCGGAATTAAAGCGTACACGTCTTTTAGTGAGTACGTAGGAAACACAGAATTTATATACTTCGGAAACGAAACAGACTATCTGTATAGAATGGAACAGGGAAATACCTTTGACGGGGTAAACATCACAGCTACGTTTGCTACCCCGTACGTCCCACTTCAAGACCCTAACTTGAGAAAGACGGTATTTCGCAACACCAGTTACATCGATGCGGATGGTGCATTTGAACTTCAGATGTCAATCAAATATGATTTTGACCAAACCGGTTCGGTGCAACCTTTACCAGTGACTTTGAACAACGCAAGTGCGAGTTCAGTTGTTTACGGTGCAGGCGTATATGGCACATCGACGTATGGCAACAAAGCCAGATACATCTATGATGAGCCAGTAACGGGTTCAGGATTTACCGTATCAATCCTATATGAAACACTAGGTCAAACAACCGATTCTACATTTACCATAGATTCCACAACCATACAATATGGACTCTACGGGAGGAGATAACAAATGGGTACAGGATACACTCGTAACGATACCCCAAACAATATTGCAGATGGTAACGTTATCAACGCTGCAGATTTGGATGGCGAGTTCGACGCAATTGTAGCTGCGTTTAACGGCTCGACGGGTCACTCACACGACGGAACATCAGGAGAAGGACCGCCTATCACATCGAGTGGTTTGGCGGCTAACTCTGTTACGGCTACACAAGTTGCAGCAAATGCTGTTGAGTTAGGGACGAAAACGACGGGTTCGTATGTCGAACAAGGCGCGACTTCAGGTAACGGTATTAGCGGATCTGTAAATGTGGAAGCTGGTACATTTACGGTTTCGTCGAATGCAACCGACGCAAACACACCCAGCACCACAGTGTTCCGTGACGCAAGCGGAAACTTTTCTGCAGGGACAGTCACAGCCGCTCTTACGGGCAACGTAACTGGCAATGTTACTGGTAATGTTACAGGCAACGTAACTGGTAACGTAACTGGTAATGCCGATACGGCTACTACCCTTGCAACAGGACGTACAATCGGAATGACTGGCGATGTGGTATGGACATCTGCCTCTTTCGACGGTTCAGGCAACGTAACAGGCACAGCTACAATTCAGCCTAACTCAGTTGCTTTGGGTACGGATACAACCAACGATTACGTACAAGACATCACTGCAGGTACAGGTCTTGCTTCTACCGGGGCTACAACCGGTGAAGGAACTTCGCACACCCTATCTCTCGACTTGAACGAACTCACCACGTCGGTTTCGGATGGCGATGGTGACTTCTTTGCGGTAGTCGATGCAGGCGGAAACCAGAAGAAGCTAACCAAAGGAAATGTCAATATTTCCGGCTTCAACAATGACAGTGGATATGTTACCTCGTCTGGGATGGTCGATCTTGTCGACGACACTACGCCACAGTTAGGTGGAGACTTAGCTTCAAATGGCAACGATATTAACTTCGCAGACAACGACAAGGCCGTCTTCGGTACTGGGTCTGACTTGCAGATTTATCACGATGGGTCGAATAGTTTTATTGATGATGCGGGAACAGGCAATCTTCAAATAAGGGCAAGTTCTCAGATTAAGCTGCAAAAATACACTGGTGAAAATATGTTCGTCGGCATAGCTGACGGTGCAGCCTCGATGTACTATGACAATGCTCAGAAGATTGCCACCACCTCCTACGGCATCGACATCAGCGGTTCGGTTGTTGCAGACACACAGACTGCAGGTAGCATCACAGGTTCAACCACTCTCGACTTCGATACCTATCAGAACTTTGTACTGACTCTCACAGGAAATATAACCCTAGCCAACCCAACTACAGAAAAAGTAGGACAAACTGGGTTTATCGTAATTACTCAGACAGGTGGATATACCGTGTCACTGGGAAGCGACTACAAGACTGCCGGTGCTGCAGGCATCACTCTGTCGGCTAGTGGTACGGATGTTATACCTTACATCGTATCTGCTACCGGAAGTATTCTTCTTGGCTTGCCTTTGCTTGCCTTTGCTTAATCGAGGATAACTCATGTCAGGACCCTTTGGATCAACCCCTATGCTGTTTTCCAGCGGCTCGACTGCTGCTGCTGCTGGGGGTCAACAGTCCCTCAAGTTCAACGATGACGAAAGCCAGTATCTAAGCTGGACACCGGCTGCTGCTGGCAACCGCAAGACATTCACCTACAGCACTTGGGTTAAACGTGGAAAAATTAGCGCAGATAATCCGCATTGGGGGATTTCAGCGGGTACATTAAATAATAGTTCTAACCCTAGAACAGAAATGCTTTTTAACACCAGCGATAGTATTGTTATTGGTTTTAACACTGGGAGTTGGTTTGAAAGTACAACAAACGCTAAGTTTAGAGATACATCTGCGTGGTATCATTTTGTTGTGTCTGTTGATATGACGCAAAGCACTGCGTCTGACAGAATGAAATTTTACGTTAATGGTGTTTTACAAACTTTTAGCACTTATTCGGTTCCAGCCCAAAACACAGACTTACCAATTAATAATACTTTGTTACACGGTATTGGTGAATATATTGCAGGAGAAAGTTCTGCTTCATATCAATTTGACGGCTACCTATCCGATGTCTATTTCATTGACGGTCAAGCCCTAGACGCAAGCAGCTTTGGTCAGTTCACTGATGGCTATTGGGAAGCTATAGACTACGCTGGTTCATACGGTACAAACGGTTTCCACCTGACCTTCCAAGATGATGTGGTCAGCGAGGGGTTCAATACAGTTACCTATACTGGCAATGGCGGTACGCAAAGCATCAGCGGGCTGGGCTTTGAACCTGACTTTGTTTGGATTAAATTACGCAATCAAGCGGGTGATTATCACAACCTGTTTGATAGTGTTCGTGGCGCAACAAAGCGTCTGTTTTCCAATGATACAAATGCGGAAAACACTGATGTAAATACTTTAACTTCTTTTGATGCTGATGGGTTTTCTATTGGGTCGAATGGGAATGTAAACACATCTGGAATAAATGTAGTCGCTTGGTGCTGGGATGCTGGCAGCGGTTCAGCCGCAAGCAATACTGATGGGTCAATCACCAGTACGGTCAAGGCAAATCCGAGCTATGGGTTTAGCATAGCATCGTGGACAGGAAATGCCACAGCGGGAGCTACAGTTGGACACGGATTGTCCTCAACCCCTGAAATGATTATTACTAAAAACCGCAACAATGGTTCAGAATATTGGTCTGTCTATCACAAGGATGTTGGCAATACGGCGGCATTGTCTTTAAACAGCACAGGCACACCTTTTACAAGTTCTGCCTACTGGAATAACACAAGCCCAACATCAAGCGTGTTTAGCATTGGCAGCAACCCTGTTATCAATGAAAGCGGTAGCGGCATTATAGCCTACTGTTTCCATTCGGTGGCTGGCTACTCGTCCTTCGGGTCATATACTGGCAACGGTTCTACGTCAGGGCCGACAGTGACGACCGGTTT